GCTTGCCACCTTGGTGAACACTAGCAGATGTATCTGTATATTGAATCATGAAAGATACTCATTATAAAAACCCATGCCGCCGCCAGAACCTTTAATTAAAGATCGCCTGCCACTGCCACCACGCAAACGTGTAACAGTTCTTTGCAAGGTTTTTTCTTTAGCGTCTTTCTTTTTTTCAGTTGTTTGCTGTTTTTGCTCTTCTTGCTGCTGCTCAACCACTGGATCTGGTCTTGGTGGTGGCGGTGCTTTTGGTCTTGATGTACACATTTGACTTCTCCATCCTGTAGATAAATTGATAACCACAATTATTTAAACAACGCAACGCACAATTTACATTCTTGCCCAAAGACCCTGACGTTTTTGTTGCTTTGGCTTTCTTGCAAACACATCAAATTCAGACTTTGCATTAAATGCTCTCAAAGGTTTTTGACCAGATATTAAAGCTCTACCCTCACCAGCACCAAGCATTAAGTATTGAAGCGCATCATGTATATGTGAATACATGTTTTTATCAGGCTTGTCATCAAATCGCTCACCAGAAACCTGCATGCGCCGATAGCAATAACCACCTTCAAAACCTTTAATAAGTGTTGGGCAACGTCTATCAATTAAAAATGCTGGCTTGCCTTCAACCATTTTGTTTAATGAAGAAGCAACAGCCTCAAGACGCAGATCGACAGAGTTGCTTGGAGCAGGGGTTGCTCTTAACCCAGCACCCCTAAGTATTTGAAAAGGTGTACTTTCATCGGTCTGTGCGCGAAAGTCACCAGCCGGATCACCAAATATTTTTACATCCAAGTTAGCAAATCTAGTAGCAATTTCTTGGCGCAGCACTTCTGCAAATCTTACAATGCCCATGTCAATAGCTACAATCTCTGATTGAATTAGCCATCTGCCTCTGACCTTCTGTCCAAACACAGCGGCTGGTGTAAGCCCAAAGTCAATGCCAATATATAAAGGCACGCCATGAGCAATAGGTATTTCTTCTGTTGCTATATGTGTTTCGCCTACAAAGCTTTGATACACTGGCTTACCCTCTTGGATTGAACCAAGTTTATTCATTACATATACATCAATCCAGCTTTTTGTCTTACCTCTAATTAAGTTAGGGTAATAAGTCTTGAGCATGTTCTTGCAGTTCTCGGCCTTTTTGTTTTCTTTGTAATCAAGTACAGAGCCATTCTTGTCTGTTTCTTCTATCATGCCAGATGGCTGCACATAGAATGTCCAGTTGTCAGGCTTAACTAGCATACGCGCTTGCTCTATCGGAATATGATCCGGTACAGGAACTTCACCAGACATGATAGGCCACCAGTGATCTTCTTCAGGAGCATTAGTATCAGCGATGACCCCAGACCAACTAGGCCCACCATCACGCATAGAAGGGAAACGACCAACACGCATAGTACATGCGTCAATAATTGATTTAGGTATCTCCCTAGCCTCATTGATCCAGATGCCAGTGAGTTCAAGGGAGAGTAACTTTTTGACATCTTCGGGCCTGTCGAGTGCTAGGAAGATTACTTCTAGTTCCAAATCACCTTGTTTAATCCAATGGGTATATGGAACCGACCACATAAACTTACCCCACTCATCTTCTGGAAACCAGTCAAGCCAAGTTTTTATAGTGGTTGTTCTTAGTTGTGGGTTAGTGTTTCTAATGATTGCCCATCGGCTGCGGCGTATACCATTTTTATTTTTTTCTTGCATTAAGGCTCTGCGAAACACTTCAACGCAGCAACCAACAGATTTACCGGAACCTACTGGCCCACGAATACCGCGAAAGAAATTATTATCTTTCATGAATTGTTTTAATACATTGCCATCAGGCTTGTAATTAAAGTTGGTCAACCTTGTTGTCCTTACCGAACCTAATCATGCGTTCAACAACCTCTGGGCCAATTGTGGTTATAACTTTGTCAGCCTCGCGGTCATTACAAAATTCTTCTGGGTGGTGAACAAGGTGTACTTTCTTCACTATTTTGCGAAGCAGGTCACGCTCTTCTACTTTGAGTGTGTGCAGAAAACTCATCTGTACCTCTTTGCTATTGCAGCCGCAGCTTTAGGCTGCTTAGAAAACTGTTTGCCTTTTGACTTGTCTTCACGTTTTTTCTTAGAAGAAGCTGCATACTGTGAACTAGACATAGCTTTAATAGCAGCAGCAGGCAAGTAACGCTCACCAGTAGCCTTGGAACCTTGGGTAGATGGCTTGCCTGACTTGGTACGCCACTTCTGCTTTGTCCAGTTCATCAAAGATTTTTGTGGCTTCTTCACGAAGTGTAACCTCCGCCCTTGGCTTTGTAGGCTTTGGCAAGCATCTGCGCCTTACGCGCTGACCATTGACCACTAGCACCACCTTTGCTGCCAGCCTTGATGCGATTAAATAAAGACTTACGCATAGTTGGCTTAGTGTAATTACCCGCTGCGTTAACTGCCACTTTTCTTTTTCCTTACAGCTTTTTTCTTAGGGGCCTTACCGCCAACCCAAGCTTCATTGACTTCTGGTGTGGAAGGGTCATCAGATTGAAAGCCGCCATCTGCATCTCGTGAACGCTCTGGCATTAGAAACAAACGAACAGAGTCAGCAGTTAGTGTAGCCCCAGATTTAATGCGTCCATCAGGCATAACAAGAACTGGGCCTTCATAGACTGAGCCATCATGTTTTTGATACTTAGTCATCGTTTAATCCTTTGGTGTGAATTTGTAGTTGCGACTTGGTAAGCCGCGATCAGAGCCTTTACCAGCAGACGTTGAGGAGAACGCAGATATAAATGCACCAACTGCTGGAACGCTTTTAAGCCCTACAGACTTTGCAATCTGTAATAAAGTTTTTGAAGTTTTGCCTTTAATTATGTTTCTTTGATTTGAAACGTGACCTTTTTTAATTAACTTTTCACGCTTGTTCATATCAGCATTGCTAATAGCTCTTAGACGATCCATTTGTTGTTCAGCTTTTTTTGCAGCTTTTAGAAAATCCCTGTCAGCAGCGGCACTCTTTTTACGAATATCGTCCATTTGTCGCTCGCCTTTTTTTGCAGCTTTGTCCCAATCCCTCCATCTTGCAGATTCTCCAGCAGCTATTTGTTTTAATTTAGCTTGGCGTTGCGCCGCAGTTTCTTTTCTAATTGCCTCGCGCCTAGCCGCTGATGATTTTTTTTTGCTTGCAATCTTGCCAGCCGCAAGAGTTGCGCCAGCAGCCGTTGCCCCACCAGCAGCTAAAGCAAGCTTTGCTCTAGGGTCTGTAACTTCACCTGCCATTATGCCTTCTCCATTTTCTTCTTAACGATGCTGGCTTGGATAGCCTTCGGAAGCGTTCTCTGTTGCTTAGTGAGTAAACTCTGCGCGGCTTTCTTTGCTTTCTTCTTACCAGCAGCATTGTAGGCGTAACTTTTTCCAGCGACATTAGGCATTGGCTTTCCTTTTCTTTGTGTTCTGGTAACGCTTGAGAAGTGAGCGACCCTTTGAAACGGCACTAGCCTTGTCACCACTGTGACCCCACGCAACTAATGCCTTCTTTAAACGAGTAGGTCTGCCCTTCTCATCCTTCAATGGCCCCTTTGCGGAACCCATGCGTGTCAAGAAACTTCCTTTGCGCTTCAGTTTCTGCGGCGTGTCTGCGCCGCCCTTTACTGGTGCTTTGAGTGTGCCGCCTGTTTGTGCCTTGTAAGAAGCGCGTCCGGCAGCGTTGAGACCACCTTTGGGGTTCTTGCCTGCTTTTCTTGTCCATGCTGGTGTCCTAGGTGCCATTACACTTGTGCCATCCCGCCACTTGCATCGCCAACACTACCGTAACCATCGCTAGTAGAAGTGCCGCCACCCATTCCATTATCACCATCACCATTGCCGCCTTGGGTGCCAAGCAACGTCTTTGCAGTCTTGACAAGCTTCTTCTTTCTACGCCGTTCATTCTCTTTCTTCTGAGCCTCAGTCAACGGATACTTGCTTACAATCGGATCTTCACTTGTGTCCTTGTAAGCAGGTTGCGCTTGAACAGAACCACCGCCACCAACACACATTACATCTGCCCTCTTGTCTTAACATTCCTGTAAGCAATGTCACGGCTCATTAAAGACTTTCGCTTTTTGCTTGCAGGTTTCTTTTGATACTGTGGCTGCGCGGCTATCTTACGAAACTCATTAGTAAGAATGTCATAAGCGGCTAATGAACGTGTAGGAAGTTTTTTCCTAAAAGACGCAAAATCGTTTCTCATTACATCTGACCCCGCCTCTTTACGTTCTTATAAACAATGTCACGCTTCACTAAACTCTTGCGCTTCCTAGCAGGCGATTTGGTTTTTGCTGACTGTTTCTTGGCGCTAGTAACAGGCCTTACCAAACCCATATCAACAGCAAGACCTATTGCTCTTTTCATCATGACGCACCTCTAACTAAAAAAAATAATCTAAACCTTTGCGAGCCTTTTTTAACTATCATGTGAGTGAGGGAGACCTTGCCAACTAGGTACTGCGGTTTTTGGCCCCCACCCCACAGAGCAAATCTGCTGTAATGCAGATTTAGCTCAGATCTATACTGACACTAATATCACCCTTATGCAAATGCATGTGCTTGTCCGGTGCCTTGAAGCCAGCCCTGTCCAAGATATCTTTGCTAGCCTCAAGCTGAACGTACTCACTCTTGGCACCTCTTGCTAGGTTCAGCATCTTAGCCGCAGCTACCGTAGCGTTGAGACCTAGGCTCTCACCAATCCGTTGCATCATGTACTGCTGGACATGACCTGTCCGCAAAGCCTTGCTAGCACTCACTCTACCGGACTCGCCATCAGCGTACCCAGCAAGCTTTGCTGCTTCTGTTATGCTACAGCCTGTTGCTACAAGTGTATCCACCAATGCAGTCTGTTTATCGGTAAGCTTCACAATCTCGGTCATCTGCCCCCCCTTGTGTTCCCCCCCACTATCAGTCAATTATTCTCGGCTTGTCAACCGCACAATTTAGACACCTAGCCACTAACCACTAGCCTGTCGATTGCTAAGGGTAGCATCGACTGTCTCGTTGCAACACATCGCAGCAACAAAGCAATGAGCGTGGCATACTCATGCGCCAGATGGCCGTTGCGACAGAGATGTGATCTGTTGATCCCATCACTGACGGACGTTACATCGCGCATGAAACACGCTCAATACACGTGGGTATTTTCACCAATACACAGCACCAATGAAAGGATCAGCTATTGTGAAGCCACGCTTGATGCCTCGCGCTACACTCGTTTTTGTAAATTGATTGCAAGTCATCTACGCGTTCCCCTTTGTTTGCTAGATACCGATCCCCCTCTCGGCAAGCCCCATTATCCACATCATAACTGCCATCCAAAGGCAAGTCTCGCCCATTGGTGGTCGCCACGCCAGCTTATGCTCATATCGCATAGAGGCGATCTGTTCATAAGCTGACTAACAGCCCGCGCTTATCATGCGCTATCGCGCAAGCGGGCTGTAGGCGATCATCCAATGCCGCCCGAGCCTGACTTGCCTTTTGATAACAGCCATGATCTGGATGGGGCATAAGCCGAGAAGGGTCTCGGTATCACAAAGGAGAACTAAGATGACTAAGCAATCAAACAAAAACGGTTTCGCACAAGACCTCAATCGTGTCTTCACACTTTCTGATCGTACACACCAATCAACACTTCAGTATTTTGTAAACAAATTCATCAATGATGTTGACTGGAACACGAACTCAAAGAACAAGAAGATTGAGCAGTTGCAAGATGAGAATCTTAACGACTACATCGAACACAAAGAACACGGTGTTGTCCTTGATAACGACAAGATTCTACAGCGTAACCGCGACATCGAATGGCAGCAGACACAGTTGGAATGCAACGAGCTGCTAAAGCAACTGCTAACAGAGTGTTCGCAGCAGTTATTTCCTGATGAGCATCACAAATCAGAGGCATCAGCGAATGCAATGGACGCATTAGAAGCAGCGTACCAAGCACGCAAAGCATCATAACCTACAGCATCTCGCCTCGCAGCTTCGGCTGCGGGGCTTTTTTTATGCTCATTATGGAGCTTGTCATACACGCCACCGCCGGAGGCGGTCTCCGATCACGGCTGACTATTGCGCCGCGCAATTTCAAGCAACTCAATAGCAAATTTTTAATCTTACGTATTGCACTCTGCAATACATAGTTTATACTGCAAGTATGCAACAAGGAGAACTAACATGATTGCAAATAGCTTAATCGGAATTGGATTTATGATGACAATCATATGTTCAGCATTGAATCCTGTGACTGACGCAGGGTTCTACATTCATATCACACTACTGATGTTCTCATTAGTTGTGATAATCAGCGGCGTAATACTGCGCCATCATTCATAAGGAGAACTAACAATGGATGGAGTAACAGTTATAGGCAATAGCCTAGTAGAAGATTGCTGGTCGTTCCCAGTAGAGACTTGGAACTTGGCAGCTATCAAAGACAATGACCCAACCTATCACAATGTACCAGAGTCAATGGCTCGTTGTATTGTACGCACTGATACCAATGAAGTGCTTGGTGTTCATGGCTCTAAGTACAAAGCAATCAAGCATGATGATGTAGTCAACTCAGTTATGGATGCTGTCAGTCAATCAAATGTATCTAAAGATTACGATACAAAAATTGAAATCTTTGATAACGGTGCCAAGCTACGAGGCACTATTGACTTCAGTGATTTGGTAATGGAGCCAGCAGTCGGTGACTATGTAAGGTTCCGCGTCCAGTTCTTTAACTCATACGATAGTAGCTGGGCATTCCAACAATCAGCATTCGGCTTGCGTTTGTGGTGTCTCAATGGATGCACACATGCTGATACTGTAGCTAATACATGGGCAAAGCATACAACCAATGTCAATGTAGAAGGCAGCGCAGCCAAGATACAAGCAGGGCTTGAGGCATTTCTAAATACAAAAGATGTGTATCAATCTTGGATGTTAACTCATGTCAATGATGAGATGGCTGAGATGTTCTTCAAACACAGCATGTGTCGCACACCCAACAAAACAAGCACATTCAAATGGAATGAGCGTCAGCTTGAACGACTGATGGGTTACTGGTTTGCAGATAAAGCCAAGCTAGGTGGTAACAAGTGGGCATTGTACAATGCATGCACCTACTGGGCTAGCCACACAGACGAATCTAATTCACCAGCTAACACGCAACGCTTGCGTAACAATCAGCTAGCCAAGGTGTTCAAGAAACACAACTGGCATTCAGTCTAATCGTTTCGCGTCACCGCCCCCGCCCGATACGAGGGGCGGTGTCGCTTACTGATTCATTAACACGGTTCCATTTCAGATACTGACGGTAACCAAAAAGGAGAACATAATGAAGATATCATTCATCAATCAGATCACTGAAGCTAAACAGATTATTGATTTGCTTAATGATCGTTGCCATGACGAACAGTCTGAGTTTGCTACCACTATTAGCCAATGCAAGTGGGCTATCGACAAAGTGTATGACACATACACTGAGGTTCTTGATCGTGATGCAAACGAGGATCAATCGTATCGTCCACCTTTGAAGGAGATAAAGTAATGCCACTCATGCAACAGCGTCACTTTGAATACCTTGCAGATAACATAGCACCGTTACTGCCTTGGCCTACTGCAATCTTAATCATGGCTGACAACCTTGCAGCTACAAATCCACGCTTCAAAAAGCAAAAGTTTATTGAACGTGCGACAGCAGCATGGGAAGTAGCCCACCCACCACAGGATTTGAACGATGATATTCCGTACTGATATAACTGGCAGACGCACAGTCGAGGAGTTCCTTGAGTGCAAAGAATGCAACAATCAAATGTTTTCTGAACGAGATACTTGCACTCATTGCAAAAGTGATGATCTCAAATGGATGACACAGTACACAGTTTACAAAGTTGTGTACGCTGAAGATGAAGACGATGCTATCGAAACAGCATTGGATATGATGACTGATTTTGAAACAGCAAGTGGTAAAATTATAATCGAGTCTGAACGCCAATCAAAAACGCCTGTCATAGACACAGGTTTAATGGGCAAACCAGAAGACTTAATATGGATTGATGGAGAACCAACATGAATGTCATAGAACAAGGACAAAAAATAGCTGACGATTTGTTTGACACACCAGCGTTCAAACTAGCCCGCAGCCGTGACCCAAGCACTAGCCATGATGCTGCTGATTCACTTGATGTCACTCGCATGGAGAAAAAAGTTTACTATGCTATTTGCACATTCACTGACAGTGGCTGCATTATGGATGACGTATTAGATAGGTTGGATCACCTTAGATACAGCACAGTTACAGCTAGGTTTAAATCATTAAAAGAAAAAGGGTTGATAGTTGTTGATCATCGCAAAAGAAAAGGTAAGTCTGGTAGAGGCCAGCTTATAATGTGGGGCAAAGATTTTTACAAGGAAGAAGATGATGCCTAGAAATGGTAGATACCAACGCGAAGAAGACAAGCCACTATCAAGTATCAACTATGGACACAACATAGAACTTGAGCGTAACAAAAAAGGTTGGCAATTAAATAAGGCAATGCTTCCTGACAATGCATTCGCTGATGATGTAGTTGAAGAAGACACTGGTCATTACTATCACAGAGAAACACATGTAGTTGGTGGCTGGTCAAGCCTTGGTGAATACGAGAAAGGGTCTACAGAATTTTGACCATTGACATGACTGCAATCTTGCAAGCATATTGGCTGCATGATTACATACATGGAACAATTAGTAGACAAGTCAGCGCACTTACATATCAAACTCAAGGATGCTTTTGCTTGTGCCGGAGTGCCTGACTCTACCTTTTATCGTGCAAGATTAGGCAAAGATTTGCGTTACGATACAGCCAATAAAGTTAGTGAAGCTATTGAAAAACTTTCAGCACTACAAAGTAGAGACTGAAGTTACTGATACATATCAGTATGTTATTAGTCAACTTGTTGTTCATCGAACAAAACAAAAGTTGACTCAGAAAAATTTAGCTTACAAAATTGGATGCGCTGAATCTTTAATACACAAATGGGAACAACACAAACGAGTACCATCTGGATTCTTGTTTGCATGTTGGTTAGATGCACTTGGCCTTACGATCAAAGTCCATAAAAAAAAGACTCTACGATAAAGTAGGTGAAGCATACCCATGCGATGCTTGCAATGATAAGACCCCTTGGTTTGTATGCATATTAGCTACAGAAAAACCACCAACCTATCACACAATCTGTATTGATTGTTATGAGGCAGACACATGGCAAGCAAGAGTCGCGCAAAAGGAGACTACCATGAGCGAACATTCGTCAAGTGGTTACAAAAGCTCGGGTTCAAAGCGAAGAGGCAACCTCTCAGCGGAGCGTTGGGAGGCGAGTATAGCGGAGACATCATCTGGCAAGTCGGACAAAACGCCTTGGTGGTTGAAGTAAAGTACCGAGACAAATCAAACTTTCCCAATCCCTTTACTGTAGTTAGAGATGTGCTGTTCTACAAGCGCAGGGAAGGTAAACCCAAAACACTAATCATCTTTGATGGTGATGTCTTTGAAGAAAAGATAGCACCATTATTGAAGGAGAACTACGATGGCATTCCTACTAATGGCGAGGGCAATCAAGTCAGAGATACCTGACTGCTATGCAAAATGGCTAATGGTTGTGCTTGCAGATCATGCAGATGAAGACAAGCACCTATGCTGGCCTAGTCTCAGCCGACTATCACAACGTACTGCTATGTCTGTAGCTACAGTAACGCGCAAGCTGCACTGGCTGGAAGATCACGGCTACTTAACTAGAGATCGTGGACACACAGGCAAGTCAACACGATACATAATATTCCCAAAAAATATTGCACACTGCAACACCCCTATTGCAGAGAGCAACACCCCTGTTGCAGACAGCAACACTAACCTATCAATAACCAATAA